TGGGCACGCCGCCGACGCGGGCGTTCTTGGCCGGGTCACGGTAGCCGCTGGTGATCCGCCCGCCCATGCCGGTGACGAAGTCGTCGACGCCGCCCGCACCTCCGGACAGCGGATCGTTTCCGGAGCCGCCGACAAGGCCCTGGGTAGGAGCCGCGGCAGGCTGCTTGTAGCCTGGCGGGAACATGATGCCGAACGGCGTGGCGACGGGGCGATCCGGGTTATCCTGCAGTGTGCGGGTCGCGCCGGTACGCTCGTTGACGCCCACGACGTCGCCGTTCACCTCCATCACCTTCAGCTTCTCGGCCTCGGCGCCCACCATCGCCTTCGCCTGGGCGATGGAAACCCGATCGAACGGCGCGTTAGCAAACTGCGCAACGGTCTCTTGTGGAATCCCGAGGGATACCGCCTGCTGCATGAGCTGCGGTCGCGCTGCCTCTCGCTGTTCTTCAGGGATCATGTCCACCGCGTTCAGAAAGCGGCCCATGCCCGCGATCATCTCGGCCTTCTGCTGTTGCTGCTGCTTCGCGGCGGCGTCCGCGTCGGCGCTGACGCCCTGACGGACCTTCAGCGCGTCGTCGGTCATCCCCTCGCTCAGATAGGCTTGTTCGGCCGCGTAGGGGTCGCCCTGCAACTGGGCCTGGACCGCCCGCTTTCGAGTGCGGCGCTCCATGCCCTGCGCAAAGGCGTTCAGTTGCCGCTCACCGGCCGCCGCGCGGTTGTTGTAGCCGTCCCAGAAGGCGTTCATCCCATCCCCCCGAACTTCATGAACGCATTGCCCGCATTGTTGATGGACGCGTTCAGGCCGCCGTAGAAGCCACTCCAGGCGTCGGCCTTCTGTCCATAGGCGTTGGACTGGCGGTAGGCGTTGCTGCTGAGCGCGGTCCCGGCGCCGCTCGCGTAGTTCTGGCCGGCGTTCTGGTTGGCGGCGTTGGCTCCGGTCCCGAAGCCGGCGAGCGCGTTCAGGCCCGAGATGCGCTGATCGAAGCGGTTCGTCCGATAGGCGCGGTCGGCGTCGTAGATGCTCGTCCCGTACTGGCGGTCACTGTCGAAGCGGGCGTCGGACTTGTCGCGGTCGTCCTCATAAGCGCGGGTCAGGAAGTTGCGGTCGTCCATAAAGGCGTTCTGGCCGAACGCCCGGTCGCTCTCGAAGGTGTTCGCCCCGTAGGCGCGGTCCTCGGAATAGCGCGCGTCCCCCACTTGGCGGTTGGTGTTGTACTGCCCCGTCGTGTAGTTGCGCCAGTCGTCGTAGGTCTGCCCCGCGATGCCCATGGCGCGGTCCTGTAGCGCCTTCAGCGTGGAGCCTGAGCCCATCAAGCCCCGCGTGGCCTGGTTGGCCATGATGGCGCGGGAAGCCTCGTTTTGCCGAAACTGATAGCCGGGGTCGGCCGTGAAGGCGTTCAGGCTCACGTCCAGCGCTGCGTCGGGGGCGCGGGCTGCTGCGGGATTGCGCATGGACGATGGGCGATTGCCGATATCCGGTCGCCCAAAGCCCGGCCTCGCGCCCATCTCAGGGCGCTCATAGGCGTTGCGCGGGCCGATCTCCGGGCCGAACGTGCCGGGCTGCCCGGCTGCCCCTGGCGTGGCCATCGTCGGCACGTCTCGGCCATCCTGCGAGCCGTACTGCCCGTCGAACCACTCGCCGAACTGCGCCTCGTTCATGCCGTTGGGTCGGCCGTACTTCTCGAAGTTCTCCATCATGGCCGGATCGGAGCGGACGAACGTGTCCCAGTCCGGCTGCGTACCCGCCGCGCCCGCGCCTACGCCATAAGCAGCCATCAACGGGTTGAGAGCCGCAATCCCGGCCTGGCGGAACGGCTCCTGATCGGCGCGCGTCTGGTCGCGGGTTTCCTTGAGGAAGCCCAGCGACTGGTCGGTCGCCTTCTGGTTGGCGGCAAGGCTCTTGTCAGCGGCTTTGGACTGTTGATTGGCGCCCAGCCACCCAAACAGTGCGTCCACAAGTAGCGCCATGAAAAGCCTCCTAGGCGAGTGTGATCGAGCCGGAACGGACCACGCCGTCCGATCCCTTGAACTTGAACGTCAGGCTGGTGTTGCTGGTGGCCTGAAACGACAGGTCGCCGATGTTCGTCGGCGTGACCAAGGCTGGCGGGCGCAGCACGCTATTGATGTCCGTGCGGAGACCCGTCACGTCAGACCGGAGGCCGGTCACGTCGGTGCGGAAGCCGTCAAGCACCGTCGTCAGCTCGAAGTTCCACCAGCGCACGAACAGCCCGATCGCACCCCCTGCGGTGTCGACCAGCTTTTGACCCATGTGCATCTTCGGCAGCATCAGTCGACCTCGAGCGCGCGGTAGATCAACGGATCGGCAGCGGCGCAGGAAATCTCGAACACTCGGCCGGGCGGGCGCATCAGGCCCAGCCTGCGCCATTCAACGCGGTTATCGTTGCGACCCTGCAGCCCGACCGTTTGCAGCCCGTGGTCGACCCAGGTCACCCCGAGATCGTCCGAGGTCTTGAGCCGCACCTGCACCACCTCGGTCGTGGCGGTGGCCTTGAGCGAGCACTCCAGGCTTGCCCGATTGCAGCGCACCTGACCCCCGATCGGCAGGAAGCCGCTAAGCGTGGTGGTGAAGGCCACACCTGCGTCCGTCGAAGCGTTCGTCGCTACGCTGTAAAGCTGCGCACCCGTGCGACCCGCGAACACGGGAACGCCGCCGGGAACAGCCGCAGCCAAGGAAATGAATTGCGTCGCACCCGCGGAGTCGGCCCACTCCGCCCAGCTTTCCGTCGTCGCGTCATAGGTCAGCGATGGCGCGTTATCGAAGGACAGCACGTACAGCTCGTGCCCGTCGAGGGTGACGAAGAACGCCTCCATGTTGCTCTTGCCGACCAGCTTCTGCTCGATGGCCGGGTTGGACACCTTCTCCGGCCCGTTGCGTCCGCGATAGACAGTCGGCGCCAGGCTGTTGTCCTGTCCGACCCAGTAGACCGTGTTGTCGCCCTGCGCGATCGTGTTGCGCTGATTGCAACCCCGCTCGAACACCACCCCGCCCACGCGCGCGATAGGCGGGTCCGGCTGCCCGGTAAGCGCCCACACCTCCAGACTGTCGATGCCGAACAGCCAGAGTTCGTCATTGACCGGAACCGCGGCCTGCAACGTGTCCGGCGCCTTCTCGGCCGACACGAAGTCGAGCGCGTCCCAAATGACCGAGCCGGGCTGCAGATAATAGAGCTTCTGCGTGCCGTTCTCGACCGCGAACCAGAAGCCGTTGAGGTAGGAAACGTGAACCCATCCCCCGCCTGTCGGCATGGTTTCCACTGCGAGCGTCGTTCCGTCATACTTGTAGACGTTGGTCCCGTTGGCGATCCGCAGCTCCGTCGCCGAGGCGTCCATGGACACGCGCCCGGAGCCCGCGATGGTTCCGACCGACGTGGATGCCGACCCCCGATAGAGTGTCGTTCCCGACACGACGAGACGCTCGCTGTCGAGGAAGCCCGAGCGCATGAACAGCCCTCGGATGGGACCGGTTCCGACCGTGCTTCCGATGGCGAAACCCGGCCGGGGGAAGAACGACACCCGCTGCCCCCTGCGCTCGACAAGCAGGTTGACGAGGGCGTCCTCGTAATCCCGGATGCGGGTGCGATCGTAGCTGCTGAGAGCGAGCTGGACAGGCGGCACTAGTTGGCGACCCTAAGGACGCGAAAGCCCACCCCGCCGCTGTCTATCGCCCCCTCGGTTACCTGCTTGAGCGCGAAGGCTCCGCCGGTATTGACCCGCAGCATCAAAGCCGTCTCGCTCGCAGCCAGGGTGCTCAGAACCCGCATCGCCTCGGTCAGGACCGCAACGGCGTCGGCTGTGCCGGCCGGCGCATAGAGGAAGCTCGTGGTCTGGAACGCCGCGTAATTGTGCAGGAGAGACGCGCCGCCGACCGAGGCGTGCGTGCTTCGGTAATTGAACCCGCCCGTGCCCCGGTTGGAGTAGATATTAGCCGCGAGGCCCGCGTACCCGCCCGCGGTCTCCAGCAACTCGCCCCAAGCGCCGAGCCGGGCCACGCCCTTGTTGCTGCTCTGGAGGTAGGAAAAGCCCTGAGACGACGCTCTGTAGACGACACTTCCAGCCGTCCAGAGTTCAACGTCGCCCGTGCCCGTGGTCTTGATCGTCAGGAGCGTGTTCGGCGAGGCTGCGAGGGCGCCATCGGCGGGGTTGTTGTTGACATAGATGCCGTAGTTTTTGGCCCCCTTGTCCTGGGCTTCGATGAACACGCCGATGGCGTCCGTGATCGATCCGAGGCCGACGTTATTCGCCGCGTCGGCGAGGATGCTAATAGCACGGGTGACCACTCCCGCCGCCTCATGCCGCGCCCGGCCGTAGACGCCGACCAGGTTGGTGACGTTGACTGCTGCGCCGCCGGTCTGGGCTATGGTGTAGGCGTTGAACCGCCCCGCCGCTCCCGCTCCCGTGAAGTTGCGGGGAGCGTTGTACCAGAGCGTGCCGTAGACACCGTCCGGGTTGGCGCTGGTATCCGTCGCAGGGCGATAGTCGGTGCGGCAACCGATGGCGAAGTTATTGGCCGCCGCGCCGGGATCGGTGGCGATAATGCCGGCGTAGAACTGGATTTGCTGCGTGCCGGAGCCATCGGAGTTTCCGACAGAAAGCTTGTTCGGGATATTGAGCGCGCCAGTCGGAAGGTTGGAAAAGTCCTTCTTCAGCAGCCCGGAGGCGTCGGCCTTGGCCAAAAAGTTCAAGTCGCTGACGTTGTTCAACGTGATCGTCGCCAGCCCATCGATACCGAAGGTGACAGCGCCGTCAGGTCCCATGGACACGGGCATCAGTAATACTCCGTCACAGAGGCCGGGCGGGGGCTGTCGAAGTTCAGAGCCAGCGATGAGCGGAAGCGGGCGGCGGTGCGCTGCGTGGACGGGCCGACGCCCCCGCCCCGCTCGTCGGCGATCACTTCCGCCAGGCAGCAGGCGAGCCCGTCGCCGATGTTTGACAGCGGGGCGACAGTGGCGAGCAGGAGGTCGCTGACCTGCGTCCAGCCCCCTGCGTAGGCGTCGTAGAACAGCGTTACGTCAGTCCCGACGAGGGCGTCGGCGTAGATGACGAAGGCGCGGTTGCGGGGCGATCGTTGCCCGCCGTTATCCTCGTCCTCGAACGTGTCAGGAACGGTGATCGTCCCGGCCGTCACGCCGTTGCGGCGGATGCGCTGGTTCTCGCTGGCGGTGTAGTTTCCGTCGGCCATGACATCGATGGCGCGCCCGAACATCCCCGATGCTATCCAGCCGTGATAGAGGCCCTGCAGGGCGTCTAGGCCGCTGATCATGTCGTAAGCTGTCGGATCGTGCAGCTCGCCCAGGACGCCGGCTTTGCGCATGGCCTTGGCGACCACGTCTTCGCAACTGGCCATCAGGCGGCGTTCCGCATTTGGCGCGGCCCGCGACCGTAGCGCTGGACGAAGGCGACCTCACCGGCCTGCGCCAGAGCGATAACCGTGGGCGGAGGGGGGGCATCGGAGTAGCCGGCCTGCAGCCGGGCGGCGAGCATGAACACCAGGTGTTCGTCCATGTCGGGCGCGAAGATCGTGGCGTCGGTCAGGGCCTGATCGGCCTCGAGCGTCCAGGCGCCGGTATCGCCGCGGAAGAAATAGGTGGCGTTGGTACCCGTGGCGACGCTGACGGAGGCAGCCCCCGCGATGCGCCAGCCATTGGCGGTGATGGTCACCGAGGCGCCGGAATTGTTCGACACGCCGAACCGCGAGCCGTCCCTTGGGTTCGCAGGCAGGGTCAGGGTGATGCCCGCGGCTGTGCGGTAGAGTCCGCCGTTGATGGCGCTGGTGCTGGCGCCGGCCACGATGGGCAGCAGGCGGGGGCCGACAGCGACCCCGAACATCGAGCGGAGCATGGTGTTGTAGGAGCTAAGCGCGTCGGTCAGCTCAGCGCCTGTCGGGGACTGTCCGGCGGCATACGTGTTCAGCTCACGCAGCGCGCGCTTGATCAGGTCCTGAACCAGCATGGGCGTCTCCCAAGAAAAAGGGCGGCCCCGCTAAGAGCCGCCCTTGCAGTTCAGTTCGAGTTGGAAGCGCGCCTTAGCGCTTCGGGGCGAGCCTTACGTCGCCGGTGGTCGTGTCCGCGATCAGCTTCGTCTCCGCCTCAGAGGACGGCGCCTCGCCTCGGGTCTCGAAGTGATTGTTGCCTTCGAACTTGGCGGCGAGGTGATTCGGCACATCGGCGAACTTGCCTTTCTCGAAGGTGATTCCGTTCATCACGAACTCATCCGGGACGTTGGGCTTGGGGCCCTCAGCCGGATCTCCGATAAACTTGGCCTTCATGGTTCAGTTCTCCTTATGCGGGGTAGCCGACGCCCGTGTCCTCGACCGCGTAGAACACGGTGAGTTCAAGGGAGCCTGCCGCGCCGGCGGCGGGGTTGACGGCTGCGGCGCCGGTGATCAGCACGCCGTCGTCGAAGCGGACGTTGAAGCCCGTTGCCGCCGACATACGGACCACGCCACCGGCCTGTCCGGCCGTCGACGCCGCGAAGAACCGGTCAGGGTCCCCCGCATCGCCCACGTTCAAGGTGATCGCGGGAGTGGCGCCGGTGTCGACGTCGGTGGCCTTCAGGATCATGTCCAGCACCCGCGCGAACTTGGGCAGGTAGCCGAACTGAAGCACGTCTGCGGTGGTGATCGCCGCGCCGAGAGTGACGACGAAGCGTTGCGAGTTCACGTAGGACGCCAGCCCGTGAGACGGGATGGGCATCTGGTCCGTGACCTGCGTGGACTTATAGGTTGCCATGTTCAGCGCTCCTTAGGCGTCGGCGGTGGCGGAGGCGTAGACCGTCAGGACGCCGCGTTGAACGCCGGAATAGGCGATCTTCTTGGTGCCCAGCAGTTCCTCGATCGCAACGGCGGGGCGGAACCCGAAGTCACGGTCGCGGTCGGTCTTGGGAGTAGGCGTCTGACCCCATGCGACGGCGATGGCCTGCGCGCCGCAGAGATAGCCGGGCTCGACATCGGACGCCGCAGCGCCCACGCCGGCGAGCGCGCCGATCTCCTCCTCTTCCCGGATGATGACGCCCTGGTAGATCAGGTCGCCGCCCTGGAAGAGCGGGTTGGTGTCGACGTTGCGTTCCCGCGCGTCCTTGTTCACCGAGACGATGGTCGCGTCGGTGGCAAGGTCGCGGAAGCCGCGCGAGCCGACGAACAGGACGAAGTACTCCCGCCCGTCCTCGGTCATGTACGGCGTGATCCTCGCCGCCTTCGCCCGGCGCTTGGCCAGGGTGAGCAGCGACGCCGTCCATTTGTCGGCGGTGGTGTCCACGTTCGCCAGCGACGTCGAGTGGTCGTTGGACGAGCTGTTGGACACCAGGGCGCCGAACTGCACGCGGTCGGTGTTGAGAACCAGCCAGGCGTCCTTCTGCGCTTCCGTGGCGGAGGCGTAGGGGATGCTGGTCTGGGTCGCATCGTTGACCGTGATCGCGCCGAGTTCACGGATGATGTCGGCGCGCATCTTCACCGCGGACCAGCGCTTGAGTTCGGCGCGGGCGGCGTTGAGGATGTCGATCTCGGTCTTGTAGGTCTCCGACTTCGGCACGACCACGCCGTTGCGGCGCCAGTCGACGCTAACCGGCATGCTGTTGGTGTCGAGGTCCTCTTCGTTGCCTTCGAGAACCTGGCTGCCCGACACGCCAGAGCCGGTGAGGGAGCCAACGACCGGGACGTTGATCGTCTTCCCGGACTGGGTTTCCAACTCCATCAGGGTGACGATGATGTTGGTCGAGTCGTTGCCCATGTAGGGGCGGAAGCGACTCTCGCGAACGTAGTCTTTGAAGTAGGTCCGGCGCCACTTGGTGACGGTAAGCCCGGAGCTAAGGAGGGTTTCGGCCATCGGTTATTTCTTTCGACGGAACTCCGCGTCGAACGGCTCCTCCTCGACCTGAACGGCGACGCCCCCGGCTGAGGGAGCGCCGGCCAGGCTTGGCGGCGGAGCGTTAGGGCGGAATGATGGGGAAGCGGGCGAACCCGCGGCGAGCGCCGGCGATTGACCGGCCTGGGCGGCCTTCCATGTGCGGAAGGCCTCGACGTCGGAGGGCGTCAGTTCGGCCAGCGTCTGTTCGCGCTGGAAGTCCGAGACGACCTTCCCGTAGGGATTGCGATGGCGGAGCACCTCTTCCCGGTAGGCGGGAGAGTCGCCGAAACGCTGGAGCGCCCAGTTCTTGGCTCGATCGACCAGTTCGTCCCCTTGAGCGGTCCGCACGATGTCTTCCGACAGATCGAGCTTCACGTTCAGGGTCTTCGCGTCGGTCTGGGCCGATTGGTAGGCGTTATAACCCCGAGGGTCGTCGACCGGATCGGGGGGCTCCAGGTATTCGACTGGCGTGGCCAAGCCGCGCAGGCGCTGGTTTTCGTCTTCGAGGCGTCGACGGCGATCCACCTCCGACATCAGGCGTGCTTCGGGGACATAGCCCTCCGGCACGACGGGTTTCGGTGGTGGCTCCGCAGCCGGGTCGGCAGGGGATTCCGGCGCGGGGGCCGGATCAGCCGTCTGCGGCGCGGGTGCGGGCTCCGGTGCGGGGTTAGCCGCAGGTTCCGGGGCGTCGTCTTCCTCCAGGAAGGCCAGGTCGCTCATCGTCTGTGATCCCTCGCCCGTATCGCCGGCGGTCGCGGAACGCCCTTGTCGATGGCGGCTCGGCCTGCGTTGACAGCGGCAGGCTTTGCTGGTGCGCCCGTTAAGCCCGGCGGCGGCTATGCGGCCCGTAGGCCGAATGGTGTCAGCGGCTAGGCGTCGGCCGCGGAAAGGCGGAGCGGTAGCGGGTGCGTGCGCCCGGTCGCGGTGTCCAAGTGGTGGCGATGACCTTCACCGGGATGACCGGCGGTATGGGATAGCCCCCATGAGGGACGGTGATACCGACCGAGGCCGCATCGGCGGATGTTCCTGCGCTGACTGCATCGATCCACGCGCTGCGGCTGATGATAATGGCGTCGGAGCCTGTGCCGGCTGACGCCCCCTGTAGGGGCGCGGCACGGCCGATCAGCCCGGACTGTGTTGAAGCTCCCGCCGATGCGCCCGTAACTGCCGCGCTGCGCCCGATACTTCCGCTATCCGTACTCGTGCCGGCGATTGAGCCGGCGATCGCGAGGCTGGCCGCCGCGATCGACCTGAGCAACAGCAGCACGGTTTAGGCCGTGTACTCGTAGCCCCAGGCCTCGAAGCGGCTGAAGCTCTGGAGCGTCCCCGTAGCTCCGACATAGCCCTGATGGGTCAGTCCGATGCCGGTTCCGGCCGGAAAGTCGATGCCCTCGGGAAAGTTGATGATGTCGTGGTCCTGCAACGCCGCCACCGCCGCTTGCGAGCCGACCTGAAGCGATGCGACCAGGGGCGAGCCCACAACCGCCACGCCCGCCACGTTGGCCCGTAGCCGCAGCACCACCATGCCAGCAGCCGCCAGCGAAGCCGTGGCCAGGCGCATCCCGGTGATGCGAAGCACCTTGCCTGTCGGAACGACAGCAGGCGTCGTGGTCGCCGCGACAGCAGCGTTGTTATACCACTGCGTTACGGAGGCGAGCGTCTCGGCTGCAGGTGACGCGGTCGGCGTGTCGAAGATGAAGTGACGGGTGACCCGGCCCACGTCGGTCGCGTCGCCCGTCCTGCCGATGATGTTCGTGCCGGCCGGAAGCGAGCCGACCTGCGCCACGGGAAGCCCCAGCGCCGGGGTGACGAGGCTGGCGGAGTCGAGCGCCCCGAAGACCACCTTGACGAGCTGGTAGTGGACGCCGCCCACGTCGTCGGTAGCGACGGTCGTCCCGGTCCCGGCTGTTATGGCGACGTTATCGACCACGTCAGTCCTCGGTGCAGGACAACGCGCCGGCCGCTACGGTGAGCGTGTCGCCACTGGCGTAGCCCCTGGATGTCGTCACGGCGCCGTTGCGCCAGCAGTTGCCGCCGGTCGCGGCGTCCCACACGCCGAAGTGTGTCACGGTCTGCGTCGTGCCTGACGAAAAGGTCAGGCTCACCGTGCCTGTGTTCAACGATGTTGTGACGCCCGTGGTGGTCGCCGCAGCGCCGAAGGTCATCGGCTGGCGCGCATAGCCGCCGAGGGTCAACTCGTTAGCGGCCGGCGTGTCGCCCGGATCAGCAGTATGAAACGACACCCAGCGGTTTCCTACAGGAGAGACGCCCAGCGCATGGTCCAGAGATGCCCGCTCGCCGAAGTCGGTCTTGGGCATCAGAAGCCTCCGGGCATCGGCTGGGGCGGCCCCATCGGCGCAGGCGGTGTGGAGGCCAGCGCGTTCAGGCCCTTGATCTCGGCGTCCATCTGGCGCGAGGCGGCGGTCTGA